AAAGTATAAAGATAATGGGTACGGATTCGTATTATCTACCGAACGATAATGATATAGCAAGAGACTTACTATATGGCGAAGACCCATTAAAAAAGTTTACTTCTGCATATCCAGTTGAAATTTATCCAAACAACGTAAATGAGTATGGTGGAGAAAAAGAATTCTTCAGTAAATTTGGATTAGAAATTCGTAATACATTAACAATTGTATTATCAAAGAGAACTTTTCTACAAAGAGTATCAAACGGAACAACAGTCACAAGACCACGTGAAGGAGATTTAATTTATATTCCAGTAATGAATGGTGTCGGTGAATTATATGAAATTAAATTTGTGAATTCGACAAAAGATATGATGATGTTGGGTCGTCAAGTTCCATATTTCTATGAACTTGAATTAGAGAAATTCAAGTATTCTCACGAAGAAATTACAACAGGCATACCGGATATCGATATCATACAAACACAAGAAGCATATGCAGAGCAATATACCGTCACTTCTGTTAGTGGAATATTTGCGATTGATGATATTGTATTTCAAAGTCCAGATAGTACATATGCAAATGCTATAGCAACCGCGGTCGTCTTGACATACAATTCAGTAAATCATACTCTTGACCTAGACCAAATCAAAGGTACGTTATTAACAGGAACAATGCTGTATAGCGACAACGCAAGTGCTATTCTTGTCTCTACTGACGAATTTGTTGAATCTCAAGCACATGCTAACTACGACAACAAAATTATTAATACAGAAGCAACAAAATATCTAGACATCTCTGAAAACAATCCATTAGGTGGTATCTAATGTCAAACGCAACATATCACCAAATCATTCGTAAATTAATTGTTGGTTTTGGTAGTGTATTTGATAATATCACTATGACAAGACACGACTCTAATGGCAACGAAGAACAAAGAATAAAAGTTCCTATCGTATATGCACCAAAAGAAAAATATGTAAATCGTCTTCTTGGTGATCCAAATCTAGATAAAAAAGTTCAAATCACATTACCACGTTTATCATATGATTTGACCAACATGTATTATGACTCATCAAGAAAACAAATATCAGGAATCAAAAATATAGGATATTCTGGAAATGGATTGACTGCATATTCTCAATACAATCCTGTTCCATATAACTTTGATTTTGAATTATATTTGTACGTTAGAAATATTGAAGATGGTGACCAAATAATCGAACACATATTACCATTCTTTACACCAAGTTATACTATCAAATTAAACTTGATTCCTACTATGGGTGCAATAAGAGAAGTGCCAATATTATTAGATTCGGTTGATACTAATATAGAATTTGAAGGAGAAAGAGATTCTGACACAAGAGTCATCATTTGGACTTTAAAATTTACAGTTAAGTCATATTTGTATGGTGCGATTAGTGAGTCCTCAGTAATTAAACAAGCATTAGTAAATATAAAAAATCTTACAAATCTCGGATCAAAAGATACAATATCATTAAGTGTCAGTCCAGAAGGAACAGGAATCTATAAAGTAGGTGAATCTGTTTTTCAAGGATATTCTCTTAGCATGGCAGCCGGAAAAGCAGATGTTGTAAGTTACAGTAATAATACAAATATATTACAAATAACAAATCTCGTAGGAGATTTAAAAACTAATACATATTTGTATGGTGCATCATCAGGAGCAGAACACACATTAATTGATGTAGTCAATTCGAATTCTCACTTGGCTACTGCAAATGTTGCTGTAGTTCCAAAAGATGCATTACCAAATTCAAACTATACAATCGCATCAACAACAACAGAATACTAAAAGGGTATCAAAATGACACAGCAAATCATTAATGTTGGTTCTGCAACGAACGATGGAACCGGAGACACACTAAGAAACGCCGGAATAAAAATTAATGAGAATTTTACAGAAGTGTATGATAGTGTTCAGGTCGCGTATCTTGCATACAATCAAGCAAATTCTGCTGTGTTAGCAGCGGCAGCATCATATAATTTATCTAACACTACATCACAAATTCAATCTACTATCAACGCTACACAGAATACTAGAATACAATCCGCATTTAATGTTGCCAATAATGCATCATCAAATACTATTGTAAGTCAAGGAATCAATGCTACACAAAACAACCAAATACAATCCGCATTTAATGTTGCCAATAATGCATCATCAAATACTATTGTAAGTCAAGGAATCAATGCTACACAAAACAACCAAATACAGGCAGCATACAATCAATCCAATACTGCACAACTACTAGCCCAAGCTGGTTACAACCAAGCAAATGTGACCATCGGTGTCGATGCAACACAAAATGCGTCTATCGTTGTCATTCAAGGTGTAGACGCAACACAGAATGCAACCATTGCTATAATACAAAGTGTTGATGCTACACAGAACCTATCAATTCAAGCAGCATTTAATGTGGCAAACAATGCCTCATCGAATACTATCGTAAGTCAAGGAATTAACTCGACTCAAAATACCCAAATACAAGCAGCGTTTGATACCGCAAATAGTGCTACATCAAATACTATTGTAAGTCAAGGAATTAACTCGACTCAAAATACCCAAATACAGTCGGCATATAACCAAGCGAACACGGCACAACTATTAGCCCAAGCAGGATATAACCAAGCAAACGTAACAGTTGGCGTTGATGCTACACAAAATGCATCCATTACTGTAATTCAAGGTGTTGATGCTACACAAAATGCATCCATTACTGTAATTCAAGGTGTTGATGCTACACAAAATGCATCCATTACTGTAATTCAAGGTGTTGATGCTACGCAGAACTTAAGTATACAAGCAGCATTTAGTCAGGCAAATAGTGCTGCTACATTAGTTCCTCAAAATCCACAATCAGGAAATTATACGTTACAACTTTCTGACGCAGGTAAATACATATATTTTACACAGTCAACAAACAATTATCTGTATATTCCTACAAGTGCTAACGTAGCATTCTCAAACGGAACAACAGTTATGATAGTGTCGCAAACGACATCAAGTGCAAATATAATAGTAACTCCAAATACAGGAACGTCATTATACCTTGCAGGAAATACAACTTCGGCCTCCCGAAATGTATTAACATACGGGGTCGCAACATTGATGATGGTAAAAGCAAATACTTGGTATATTAGTGGTTTTGGAATAGCATAAACGATGACAAAATTTGAGAAGAATATGGAGCAAATATTTGATGTTACTCCTATTGAGACAACTGAGAAAAAAATGGTTCCTAGTGTAATTGAAAAAGAACATTCTGAACTTGATGATGACCTCCAATCAGATTATGAAACCGTAAGAAATAATTATGAAGAAATCATTGAAAAAGGTAAAGACGCAATTGATGATATTCTTGAGATTGCAAGAGAATCAGAACACCCTAGAGCATTTGAAGTTGCTGCAACAATGATTAAAAATGTGACAGAGGCGAATGAAAAATTAATTCTCTTGCAAAAACAAATGCGTGACATGAAGAAAGGTCAAAAAGAAACATCAAAGACAACTATAGATAAGGCAATCTTTGTTGGTTCAACTGCTGAATTGTCAAAGTTATTAAAAGGTAAAGAGTGACAATTAAAGAATCGTATCGTGATAATCCTCTCTTAAAGAGAGCAGGAGTAAATGTTGAATATACACAAGAGCAAGTACAAGAATATATTAAGTGCTCCAAAGATCCTGTTTACTTTGCTGAAAATTATATAAAGATTGTCAACGTCGATGAAGGTCTAATGCCTTTTAGAATGTGGGACTTTCAACGTGATATGATTAAAACATATCATGAAAATAGATTCTCAATTACGAAATGTCCTCGTCAGGTTGGTAAAACAACCACAACAATATCATATATTCTTTGGTTGACTCTTTTTACCGATTCTCAAAGCGTTGCTATACTTGCAAACAAAGGGCAGTTAGCAAGAGACATTCTAGGCAAATATCAACTTGCATATGAGAATCTTCCTATATGGATGCAGCAAGGTGTTATCACATGGAACAAAGGTAACATAGAACTTGAGAATGGTTCTAAGATAGTCGCAGCAGCAACGTCATCATCAGCAGTTCGCGGTGGTTCTTTTAATCTTGTGTTCCTTGACGAATTTGCTTTCGTGCCAAACAGTATCGCACACGAATTCTTTAACTCAGTTTATCCTGTTATATCATCAGGTAAATCGACAAAGATTATTATTGTTTCAACACCCAACGGATTGAATCTATTCTACAAATTGTGGATGGATGCAATCAACAATAAAAACAATTACGCGACATTTGAAATTCACTGGTCAATGGTGCCAGGTAGAGATGACAAGTGGCGCGAAGAAACAATTAGAAATACATCAGAGAGACAGTTTGCACAAGAGTTTGAAACTGAGTTCTTAGGTTCCGCAGATACTTTGATTTCTGCATCTAAACTTCAAGGATTAGCATACAACGATCCAATAGAAAGAAAGAAGATTGCAGGAGATAATATTCTTGATATCTATGAGCAACCAATTAAAGGTGACGATAATGTCGCATTAGACCATATCTATGCGATGTGTGTTGACGTTGCAGAAGGAAAGAATCAAGATAGTTCTGCATTTTCAGTATTTGATATTTCAACGACACCATATAAACAAGTTGCAAAATATGCAGATTCTTTAATATCACCAATATTGTTTCCTACTGTAATCTATAACACAGCAAAATACTATAATGATGCATATGTTCTAGTAGAAGTCAACAACACCCCTCAGGTCGCGGATATACTACATACTGATTTAGAGTATGAGAATCTATTAAAGGTTCAAACAGGCAACAAAAAGGCACAACAAATCTCTGCTGGATTTGGTCGTGGAGTTCAGATGGGTGTTAAGATGTCACCTATGGTAAAACGCATAGGCTGCTATAATCTTAAAACTCTCGTCGAATCAAATAAATTATTGACAAACGATTTTGATTCGATTTCCGAATTATCATCATTTATTTCTGATGGGTCATCTTGGGCAGCAGAAGAAGGAAAAACAGATGACTTAGTTATGACAATGGTATTATTCTCATGGTTGTCTACACAAAAATATTTTAAAGATTTAGTTAATCATGATTTGAGAAAGCAACTCCAATTAGAAAAACTAAATCAAATTGATGATGAAATGATTCCTGCTCCTGTTATTGATGACGGATTAGATGTTCCTTTTATTCTTGATGGTGGAGATGTTTGGGTGACTGGAAATCCAAATGACGTTTTTGCAGATTATTTCAAAAAGTTATGAGAACTAATAAAATCTAAATAAAGAGTATAGTCCTTTATACCTGCCAAATTATTATAAAACAAGGAGAAAAAGATGGCAATTCAGTTATCTCCAGGAGTAAGTGTAGCTGAGGTCGATTTAACGACAGTCGTTCCTTCGGTAAGTTCAACAACCGGAGCATTTGCTGGAAGATTCAATTGGGGTCCAGCAAACGTCATTAAAGTTATCGATAGCGAAAACACTCTTGTTGCAACATTTGCACCTAATGGTCCAGATTCAAATACCGCAACAAACTTTTTCACATGTGCTAGTTTCTTAGCATATGCAAACGATTTACGTGTTGTCCGTGTTGTGACACCACAAACATACAATGCTGATGCAAATAATACAAATTCGGTAGTTATTGCTAACGAAGGCGTATATGAGGCATTGTATTCTCAAGGTAACGGAAATGCATATGGTGCATTTGCTGGAAAATATCCAGGCGGTTTAGGAAATTCATTACAAGTTGATACCTTTGATGGTACATCTGTCCAATTTGCAAATTCTACATTCACAACAGGTGGAGTATCTAGATATTGGTCATCAGTTGTCAATGGTGCACCAGGAACATCTTCATATGCAGCATCACAAGGTGCATCTGATGACGAATTCCATATTGTAGTATCTGACAATTTAGGATTAATCACTGGAGTAAAAGGTACTATTCTAGAAGTATTCCCATACGTATCAAAAGCAATTGATGCAATGAATCCTCTAACAGGAGTTTCAGTATATTTCAAAACAGTTTTGATGAGCCAATCAAAATACGTTTATGGAATGGATGCAGTAGATTATACAATAACTACTAATTCTTGGGGAAAGAGAGCATCACAATGGGCTGCACCATTTACAAGAACATTAGTAGCAAACACAACAATCACTCTAAGTGGTGGTGCCGATGCAACACCATCATCTGCTAATGTTGAAGCAGGATACGATTTGTTTGCTAATAAAGATGTAGTCGATGTTTCTCTAGTACTGACATCAGATGCAGGAACAACAGTTCAACAATATGTAATCGATAATATTGTAACT